TTTTCTTCGAAGGAAACAATCAAGTACGAGAAAGTTTCGCGAATCAAGTTCGCGACTTTCCGACCTGATCTGAAGCAAAAGCTTCATTTCAAGTTGTGGTGCCCTACAGGAAGACCTGATTTGGTATCCACCGATATGAAGAACTACCTAAAAGGTACTCATCATATCTCTGCAAAACAAGTGCCATCAGCACTTACTTTGCGGAAATCTGGTTCTCAGTCAGTGGCTAAGAACACAGATTTGCTCCTCGAGGCGGGATTCCAAATCGAGGAGTTCTCTGGGCAAGAGTCGAAGACTCTTGTCAGAGAATTTGGAGCAGCAGACGTTATGTCTACTGAAACAAAGACGATTGAAGATTTCCTTGATCTGGAATCTTCAATCGAAACCCTTTCTACCTTAACTGCGAAGGAGGAAGAGTTTAGTGGCTTGGGTTTCACTACTGTGGAACCAAAGACACATAAGAACTTACCGAAAGGTAAACATCGGAGGTTCTTATATGAGGATTTCTTCAAGATAGTATCTGGAAGATTCCTCGCGGACGTGAATGGCTTAAAAGAAAGACCACGCGTCCTTGTCTGGCAAGGAGACGTAAAACGTCTCCAAGACCCAGTCAGCCCGGAACTTTTCCGATGGGAGAAGTTCGGGCTCCAAACGCCCAAAAACCGGATTAGGTTTCAGGACGTTTCCTCATCTGAAGTCAAGTTAGACTTCTTGATGAGACACACACATTGGGGTAGCAAGCTATCCGAATTGTGTAAAGAGGAAATCTCTTTTGAAAAGAAAGAGAAACCCCTTCCTGCAGGTTTGGAAAAGGTTCCAAATACTGCAAGATGCCTCTACAAAGTGTTGAAACACTTCCTAGAAGGCAAACCCGACCCTCGCTGGACTAGCGAGTTTGCGGGATGTATCTATGAGGAAGAAAAGCTTCGAAATAGATACAGCAGGTCTTCTAGACTTCTAGAAGTCTTAAAGACCATCGATGGGATTACTGTACAAAGAATGTGCAGTTTTCCGCATGAACAGTGGGACTACGAAAAGTATGACCTAACTGTTTTAAACTTACTCTGGGAATTAATCTCAGATGAGTTTATTGACGGACAGCTTAAAGCCTCGGCTCTAGGTATCCGTACTCGGTTTTCCGAGCTCAAGGCCTCGAGAAAACTGATCAAACATGCCACCTTAACAAAGATGGAATGTTTGGGTAACCACCCCTTCTTCAATAAGAAGGCGAGATGGTTGCGTTTCTTGCTCCCTCTATATGAAGGAATGAGAAACGAAAAGGACCGCATGAGGAAATTGTACCTATGCGGGACTTTATCCCAGACGAGGGGGGCAGGTTTACCCCCACTTCTGGTGAATCTGCAGTCTAAGGAGAAGTTCCTTAAGACCGTGCAGATACCCGATGATGTTAGCGACACTAGTCTCGCTATCATCCGGGCTTGCATGACGAGCGTTCTACGAGAAATGCCCGATCATGCCTTCACAGGATTGGCTACAAAAGCATCCATTTCTGTGAACGCCAACAGTTCTTGGGAAAAGACCCAAGCTGAAGGCGGAACGCTGGCCGCAGTACAGGAATTCTGTAACGGCCGGAGCGCCGGTGAAAAGGCCATGGTATATGACCTGAACACCGGACAGCCTCTACATCATCTAAACGATGATGCGACGGCTGGAGAGTACATCTTCTGGCGAGCTCTAGAAGAAGTACTCTGGCTTACCCCAGACGAGAGAAAATCAGCTCATCTGGTGGTAGTGGACGAGCCTGGTAAAAGTAGATCTATTACCAAGACTCGTGCTTGTGTCAAGATCGTGTTAGATCTTGTCAACAAGATTTGCGCTGTTCCCCTCGAGAGGGGGTTCAGAAGCAGCCACAGTGGTATGAAGGCTTCACACCACGCGTGGAATCTCTTCAAAGACTTTGAAACAAAAGAATTTGAGGAGATCCTCTTTACAAAAGAAGAAATTTTGAGAGAGGATTTTGCAGACTATGCGATTATTCGCGAAGTCTACAAAACCGTTTTTGTAACCTCTACAGATTACGAAACGGCGACCGATTTCCTTTCACACAAAGTTGCGAAGGAAATTGGAATGCAGTGGATGCTGAAATGCGGCATTCCACCCATTTTACGAGGTCTTGTATGTGAAATTGCATACAGTCCCCGCGGCATCTTCTTCTATGGTAACATAGAACAAGGTGAAGTCATCGATCCTGAGAAGAATCTCAGGAAGATAACTACGGCAAGAGGTGTCCTAATGGGAGACCCCTTGACGAAAATTGTCCTACATTTTACGAACATCGTAACTAGGACAATCGCCGGACGGATTGCAGACCCTGCAATCCTAAGGCGTGCTTTTGGCCTACATAATTCTGTAGGACTGGAGCAAAGGGTCTCAGAAATTCTAGATTTCTAAGTGCCCTTACGATGCCCATCACCGGAAGTCGGTAGTGGACATCACTTAACCCTTAACGGCAACAAGTCAGTTGCAAC